GATATTGAAGCTTCGTTCCCTGCCAGATATGCGTCATATATGGCGTTGGCTGTCGCTTCATCCATGCCCGTGGAAAGCAAGTACTCCTTATAGCCCTCGCCTGCCAAATAGGCGTTCGTCTCATATGACTCGACGAGTGCCCGCAGCTCTTCATCTGTGGCATCCTTGAAGGCAGAGACGATTGACATGGACTCTTCGGAGCCATCGCTCAATATGTCGATGACAGATCCTTGCACGCCACGTTCCATTAAGGTTTTCAAACCATCATAATACCCTGACACCATCGTCTGGTTATTTTTTAAAGTATCCAGAACGCTTTGTGCCGTGATTTCAGAATCCAACTCAAGCTGTTTTGTCATGCTTGTAGAGGAGTCCGCTACTGATTGCATCGAGCCAATGATAATATCTGCCGATGCCTGTAATGCTTCGCTCAAATCATCATATGCGCTTATTTGAGAAATCACGCTGTTTTCGGCCGCTTCCGCTTCTGCTTTATATGAATCAACCATAACATTTTCAACATATTCAGATGAGGTCGCTAAAGATTCTTTTTGGTCTTGTAATTGCTTTTCAGTAACGGTTATTTCTTCTATTCTGTTTTTATATTCTTTATGACTAATCTCGGAATTTGTGTAATAAGCCGTCTCCACATCTTGCAATTGCTTTTGTGCATTTATTAATTGTTCCTCAACTTCTATTTGTTCCTTTAATATCTCCGTATATCGATCTTGCGCCGCTTGCGCTTTTGCCTGTTCCTTATATGCCTTTATTTTTATGTATATAGCTTCTGTGGACATATTTAGCGTATCGGTTTCATAATCGTATTCCAGATTTAAATCTTGCATGGAATCATTAAGCGCATTAACATATGCTCTTAATTCCGATTTTTGTTCTGCGGACCTATTTTCAACTCCTACCAGCTTAGTTACTTTGTCAGCTAATTTTTCGGATGCCGCAATTTCCGCATCAATAGATTTAACACTATTATCATAAGCAGCACTGCTAGCTTCAAGAGAATCATATAGCTCATCGGTTGCGCTTGCCAGATTTTCATTTTCTGCTTTTAATTCTCTTGATGCTTCCGATTCCCTGTTAAGCCATACAATTAATCCTGCTACTGCAGCAGACAATGCAGTTATGCCAGCAATCACAACGCCTATTGGATTTGCTTTCCATGCAGCATTAAAAAGTAGTGCGGCTGCGGTAGCGATTCCCGTTGTTCCAGACAGGACACCAAGCGCAATTGTTTTTACTGTAACGGCTCCCGTGCTTGCTAATAATTGTGCTGTTTCTGCTGCTGTCGCTGCTGTGCCAGCAGCTGTAATTATATTTCCTGCCGCATCAATTGTCATTCCGGCTTTTTTAGCAGCCGCCCTAGTCGCTTCGGCTGTGGCATTGGCTCCCAACGATATAGTCATGACGCCAGTCACAGCATTGGCCGCCGCCATAGCATTTTTTGACAATTCTATAGCTGACGTGACTTTCTTTATAGTGTTTGCTATTCCCATTGCCGCATTATAAGCCACAAAACCTGCAGTTACTGCTGCCAATGAGGGTACAATTATATCCAGATTTTTTCCTATGAATTTAATAGCGGGGGCAGCCGTTTTAATAATAAAACCTGCGCCATTGGCGATAATATTCAAAAAACCTTCAAAGCCCTTACCTACAATCTCAATCGACTGCTGCAAATTCGGCAAGCTGTTTTCTGTCAGATTCTTATCGATCGAGCTGATTATGTTAGTGACGCCACGGGTTATAGCTATTTGCATATTAGTCCATGATGTTCCAATACCTCCAGACGCTTCTTTCGCCATGTCAGCGAATCCACCTGTGGCCGTGCTCAATTCGACCAGTTTAGCGTTCATTTGATCAAACGTTATTTGCCCTGATTTCAATGCATCGTATAAGTCATTTGACGATGCGCCGGCTCCTAGCATCTCCGTGGATACTTCACGTAATGCGAACCCCATCGTTTCTTGCAGCGTCCTCCAACTAATGACATCCGCTTTGCCCTTAGACAGCATTTGCACATATTGAGTTGTTCCCCTTGTAACATCCGTGGTTGTTGCGCCGCTTGCTATCATGGCATTGTTTAAAGCTAATGTTGTATCTGTGGATTCCTCAAGATTTCCGGTTAATACCGTAAGCTTTTGCGCATTAGATACGATATCGTTTAATGACGTTGGCAATCCCTGAATTCCAGTGCTTAATTTATCTGTAGCGGTTGATGCATCAGCAGCACTAAACCCCATTAATTGCAGAACTTTGGGAAATCGGTTTAACGTATCATATCTTTCCACTGCACCGCCAATAGAATTCGAAACCATCTGAAAGGCTGCGCTTACGACCTTTATTCCCGCTACTGTGCTTATAAGATTTTTGACGCTCGACGTAAAACCGCCCGTATTTTCTTTCGCTTGGTTGATGCCTGACTTAAAACCATCGTCTTTCAGCCCGATGGTCGCATAAAGTTCAAAGATATTTATGTTAAGCCCTCCTTTCATCTGAAGTTCGGCATTTAAAAATGACCATTAAGGGTCTTACCATGCATTGATAAGCTCATCAAGAATGGCTTTCCCGTTCAATTCCTTTTGCGCATTGATGTTTGTATTTGACTCGCAATAGCGTTTGTTGTTTTGGAAGCGCATGTTGTTTACCAAAGCCCAAAGCATGTCAGTTACAAAATTCTCTAACTGCGTCTCGTGGTTATATTTCTCCACAAGATAGGTATAGACGGTTTTTTGTGGTATTGGGCTTATTTCGGCTAAATAGCGGACAGTACGGCTTGCACCAATACATCCGATGACATAAAAAAACTTTGCATGTCTTCATCATTCATCATTTCTGCGATTTGAAGATTCGCTTCGCTCCGCTTCCATTTCTTTATTTCTGATGGTTTGGTTTTGTTAAGAGCTGCAAATATCACGCAAATATTATCATAATGATTGTGTATCAATCTTTTTGTCAGTTCTTTTGAAGACTCCACACGGCTTTTTACAAATTGCTTCCTCTCGTCTTCTTCCATATTTTTGTAATCAGCATTAATATTCAGCAAATTATTAAATAATTTTGCGGTCTCTTCATCTTTCATTATTTTTTCAGCGACTGGCGCAATTATTAATTCTGCGCCACGGCTGTCCTCTAATGTCATATTTCCCAGTTTCATTTATTTACCTCCATCATCCCTAATGTTAAGGGGCTACTATTGTTCCTGTATCAATAATCCCACCAATCATATCTACAAAAAATATTTCCACGGGTAAATGCTCAATATCCGAAAAATCAGCATTTTTGGGATTAATGGTTATCGGTAACACGGCTTCTCCGTTTGATGTCGTTGTTATCTCTCCGGTAAGCCTGCTAAGCGTGTTGAACATGGCGACCATCAAATATCCATACTTAGTCGTGCTGATCCATGCATGGTTTTTTGCATAATCCTCATTAGAAAATTGCTGCTTTATCCTCATTGCCGTGATCTGGTCACCGACCTCAACAAATTCTGCGCTTGGAAAAGCTTCCTGGAAGGTTTGGGGGGTGAATTGAACCAATGAACCGCCCATGCTCACATCCCAGCTTTCAACCGTTTCATCACCCACGAATGATACAATTTCTGTTCCGTCGATTTCGGTCTTTCTTGTAGTTGGCATAATATTGATATTGATGCCGCCACGTGTTCCTCCTAGATTCTGCTTTGTCGGAAGGGCGGCGTTAAAAGCTTCCTTGAAAGCTATAGGCGTTGTGATAGCTTCATATTCAAAATCCTTAATAATCGCACCAGCGCCCAATTGAAGATAATTGAAGGTCTGTGATGTTACGCCGTTTAATATTCTCTCCATAATTATTTGTTCTCCTTTTCTGTATTGTTAAAAAACGTTGATTTTGTTTGAGTTGACTTCTTTTTATCTGGCATTTCATTTTTATTTTTCAACTCACTTGCCTTTACTGGTTTTGCATTTTTCCATGCTTCGCTGAAGCTCATAATGAATTCCTCCTGATTTTTAATATTTTTTGACAAGACATTCCAAAGCCTTTTCATAGGCTTCTACCTTGCCTTGTAATTTTTGAACAGTATCTTCCAACGATTCTGGCTGTATTTGATTTTCATACGCAATCTGAATACAGCGATCTAGCAGATCATTTGCGTCATCCGTCAATACGGCTGACATTACATCTTTGTACTGATTAAGTAAAATTATTAATTCTTGCATAAGACCTCCTTACAGAACATAGCTTCGAATTTCGACATTTATGTACATGACCTTGATGTCCGGCTCATCCATAGGCTGCAGCTGCATGAATGGCTTACCCCTATATACGCTAATAGCCCCTTTATTCTCCGGAAGCCTTAATATTCTGCCTTCATTTGGTATCGCCGTCTCTACGTGCTCACACAAGCCCAAAACCTGCCCTATAGATTGGCTGCGTGTCCAAATGCGCAATTGGTTAAGGCTGCTTTGGAAAATATCAGTCCTCGCAATGTTATATGTGCCATAGGGCATCTCGACAGGCTGCTCCACTCCATTTTTATTGATGAATCGCAGCGGCACGCTGTTTTCAGGGAAGAATAGAAGATTGCTCCCAAAGTCCGATTCAAATGGAATCATGGTTCTTAAAAATTGAAAATATGTGCTAGTTAACGCTGATATTGCCCCCAACGGCATCACCTTCTTTCAGGCAAAATAAAAAGAGCCTACGCTCCCGAATTACCGGTACCGGTAGGCTCAATGGCTCATTCTTCTCCTATTCTAATCTCTATTTCTGATTTGCATTTTTTACATTTAATAAATATCTCCTTGCCGCTTGCATTGCTTGATGCCATGCATATTTTTTGACCGCATTTAGGGCAGTGATACCAAGTCCTGTTTTCCTCTGATTTTTGATCCGTCAATTAGCCACCGCCTCTTTTGCCATAAGTTCAGCCATAAGCTTCCGCAATTTCTTAGCATTTTCATTTCTTTTTTTAACCTTATATTGCGACTGTTTTTTATCAATGTCTTTTGTAAGGGCTTCTTGCTGCATAAGCAGCCCCCTGATCTCTGCATTTGTGTAAAAGACTGTGATTTTTGCGCCACATTCTTGGCACTCGGCGTAAACATGCTCAATATTGTCATGGATTTCATCGGTCTTGTATGTGACTGGTGTTACTTCGCCGCATTTATCGCATTTGGCTATCCTTTTTTGTTCCTCCATCACATGCCACCTTCTTTTATGCCTGTTATGAATCCATCAAATATTAAGCCACCTTTATAGCAAGAGATGAAAGATGGGCTGCAATTAATCCTTGCCGTAGGCGAATTACGGATATGTTTGAGCCGCATCTTTTCAAGCAAATTAAGATCATTCATCATTAAACGTAATGCGGTTTTATTTTGGACCAACGCCAATCGCAATCTTTTGCATTCTTTTTTAGCATTATATATGCCATAATATTTTATTTTTTTATTGTATTCCTTTTGCGCTTCATCATTTATGATTTTTTCATAATTTTCCAAAAAGTCACTGGCGCATCTTATTGCAGAATCATAATCATAATAATGGCTGTCATAAAAATCATCTATGATTATGAATAATTCATCCATATATGCTAGAGAATTAGAAGATATCAATCCCTCTATCCTGCCTATTTTTTCTTTAGCGTGGACAAATATATATTTGCTTTCAGCGTGTATATCTCTTTTGCCTTCGGCGTACTCCTTCCATGTTTTTAATAATAATTCCTTGTCCTCAATTTCCCTTTCCATAAATATTATCTTTTCATATTTAGTTATTTTTTGGCTCATAAGGGCTCCTTCTTATATTGGGAGGACATATTCCTCTGCTCTCCCTACTTTGAAATCTAAAGTGCTGGATTTTGGGGCAATGCTTGAGTCTGGATCTACTGTAACCCTTAATATTCTCCCACCCTTTCTTAATTTGAAGACAGAATGGAAATCCATCGGCAAATCCTTATGTACTGTGATATTATAGCTTATCGACTCGTTTTTCTGTTCAGCCAACAGTTGTGTCACGCTTCCAGAAAGTTCAACCAGCACATCAAATTCGGCTCCCTCGACATATTGTGTAGAGACTCCCCCGAAGGCATCGGGAATGCTTTTTTTGTCTAAAAACACCGCTTTTTCTGCATACGACAATGGACTAGGCATGGGTTATACCTCCTTATATTTTTTATAGGGCATTAACTTTTTTGAACAATTCTAGCAATTTAGGAAATTTAATTGCTATCCATTCAACAAGATTTTCATCACGTGAATATTCACTCATTCCAGATTCGAATAAAATTGAGTGAGTGATTTCATGCCTGAGGACTTCTTTATATCTTTCTCTTTTTTCATGCTCATTGCATTCATCGGAAAGCATCTTTGAAGCCTTACGGATTTTGATTTTTTTATCATATATAAAGCATTCCCCATCTGCATTTTCCTGAAAGTTATGCTTTTTATAGTGTACTATTTTATATTCTGTTCCTAGTATGTTGATCTTTTTTTTTGGCATTTTTATATCCTCAATGTAAACATTCTTGTTCTATGCGGTCTTAACGATTGACTAAATACATTTTGCCATCTTGGAGGGATCCCTTCTGGGTTGGTCGCTTTAGTATAGGAGTATCCAGCAAAAGACTCTGCCATTAATAACGCCTGTTTTGGATCTTTTTCCGTCAAATCAGCATATTTTTCTATATTTTTAGATAATTGTATAAAATCTTTTGGTATCTTAAGAGGGCATATCGCCCCGTCAAAAATCTCATTTTGCACACTATGCTCAATCTCTGAAACGGGTTCCCACCAACGCACATCAGTGCCAGGAACAAACACATTTGCGTTTATAAGAGACACATAACGTATATTATCATGAGTAACACGATCTCCGATATTATATGAGTCCACCAGTCCAGTCGGTTTAATCCATGTAGGATAATCCTCATTATGTATAGACACATCAATATATCCTTCGCCAATATTTTCAATCTTGTATATACCATCATTAAGAATTGAGTCATATATGCGGACATATTGCCCGATAATAAAATTGCTGCTATCAATAGTCTTAATAACTCCATTATCAATTGTAAAATGCCCTTTGTAAGCAATAACTCTTCCTAATTGATTAAATAAGTGAAAATAATTATTGATAGATCTACAAATTGTATAAAGCAAAAGCATCACCGTCCTTTCTTGGCATAATAAAAGCACCTATCGTTTTGATAGATGCTATATTGTTAAGCTATTTACGGTTTCAAATATTTCATTTACATTGCCTTGCAAAGATAATTTGAACATCGAACTATTTTATTTTTCGGATAACCTTCTTTTTCATATGTTATTTCAGTTTTACAATCAATTTTTAGTGGACAATATTCATCTTTTTGAACGCAACCACCGCCATGATAAAAACAATCAAAATACATTTTATTTCTACCATCAGGTAAAGGCTTTCTAATTATTTTCATCATTCCCCGCCTTTCAGATATTTCTTAATCTGCTCTTTCATCCATTGACTAAATGTAAGTTTATCAGCCTTTAGTTTTTCGTCAAACTGTTCTGCGGTATCTTTAGGACATCTAAATTGATAACGTTTGTATTTTTTCCGTTCCCATTCGGCTTCTTTTTTTAAGTTAAGCATTGGCACTCAAGGCGTCTTCGGCTTGTTCCGGTGTCGCAAAATAAACTTTCCCCCACATGGGTTTTATTTTAGTTAGCATATCTTCGATGCTTGCTAAACGTTGAAACACTTTGCCCATATGCCCATCAGCCATATAGATTTTTTCGCCTATTTTACATGGCAATACAATCAATCGCTTATCATGTTCAGCAAGCATAATTTCCGCTAATCTTTCACCTGTTGCGAAACCTTTTTCATCATCGAATATCACTAGCCGCCCTTGTGATTCTGCGCCCAACCTAGCCCTGTAAGGCACGGCCGTTCCTATTGTCCCCCGTTCCGAATTACGGCTCTGTTGCCTTAATTGATCCATCTCTGCTTTAAGGGAAATAAGCGTTGCTTCTTGGTTTGCGATATATTCGCATTGTTCTTTTGTGGTCATTTTCGCCCACACGTCTTCTTGTTCACAACAAGATAAATCATTTACTGTTAATCTTTCCATGCTCAAAACTCCTTTTCTTTTATTATACAATACTGGCACATGTATGTAAATATCTATCTTATTAGCGACAAGCTAGTGACAAATATCCTATTAAACGTTGATGAATAGGCATTTTCTTTTAAATGCATCTTAATTTTTTCTTACAAATATTTTAACTCAACTTTTTAAGGATATTAATTATTTTTCTGCGAGTCAAATTCTCGACTTCAATATTTTTTTCAATTGCAAGTGTCATTAATTCTTCATCACTCATGCAATCATAATCCGGAACAGAACTGGGAGCGGTAGTTTCCTGCCGCCCCATTGCTTCACCTTCTTTTTTAGCCGCTTCTTGTTCTTGTGTCAGCCGCCTTCGCCTATTGAAAGCTGTTAAACTCATGATAGTACCTCCTATACGGTGTGACGCAACAAAATAGCCCCAATATTTTTGCGGTCATACACTCTGTTCCAATTGGCTCCATCTTTTAGTTCTGTGTTGTTTGGGGCTGTTCCAGTCATATTCGCCCCAGTCCATGCGACACCAAGCATATGCAATACGAACGCCCTGCGGTTGATTAAGAAATCATCTCCTAAAAGAGCATCTCTATCCGTTTCTACTGGAGTCAAGTCAACCGGTGTTCCATCACCTCGTGCAATTATTCCATTCGCAAGAAGATATGTATCGTACACATTTCCGGTATGAGGAACGGTATCATCAGTTATGGTTCTATACCCTAGATATGTGGGAATAACGATTTCCCCACGTGCATTAGGAATATAATCAATTAAATTTTGTTTTTGCAATTCCGTATAAACTGCGCTGTGCATGACGAATGCGGCCAGCTGATCAGCGGCATCACCCAAAAGCTGCTTGGCATCTAATGTGTTATCGGCGCTTATTTTTTCAGTGCTTTTATCAAGAACATGTTCTGCCGCCATAGTTGTGCTTGCAAACACGCCGGTCAAAGTGCTGATCAATATCTTTTGCTCTTCACGAACCCACCATTCCGCTAACATGGATGCGATTGCATCAATTGCGCTATCGCCGGCTATAGCGGAAGCCAGTTCATTCGCTGACCACGCCTTACCTCTAAGCTGCAAAATGGCTACGTCTTGTTCCGTACCGATTCCGCCAGGCGTTAACGGGTTGACATCACTTAAGATTTCGGAATCACCACTGATTCTTTTCCAGAATGGAAGATTTATAGTTCTTCCCCCGCCTGAAACAAGTTCGTTTAATTTTTCGTTTTGTGTAATCAATCCACTGTTAATCAATGCGGATTTCTCAATAATTGCTTCACGTAAATAAGCCGCAAAGACTTTTGGTTCAATAATATCTGCTATTCTTGTTGCCATAATATTTTAATCTCCTTTAATTATAAATTTACTCCTGCTGCTTTTGCCATTGCAGTAGCTTTTGCAGGGTCTTCCTTGTAAATACGTATCTGCTCCTCAAGGTTGCGATTTTCTTTCAACCAAGGGTTTTTCTCGCCGTTTGTACCTGCTGGCGGCGTCGCCACTTGTACCCCTTTAATTTCGGTTATTCCAAAACGGGCCGCATATTTTTCTTGATATGGCTTGATGTAATTATCCTTATTTTTAATGTCGTCTTCTTTGTCATTCAACTCCATTGCACCGTAATCAAGAATATCAAGCATAAAATCGTCAATATCACATTTTCGCACTTGCTTTTCAAGTAGCAATTTTTCACCTAAATTACGTTTCTTTCTTAAAATTGATTCGGTTTCACTTGCCGCTTTAAGATCATCAAGTTCCTTTTGCTTTATTGCAATATCGGTATCATATTTAGACTTCATATCATCATATTGCTTTTTATAAGTGTCTGCGTCAGTTGCCTTTCCTTGTAATTCACTAATATTAGCTTCCAGTTCAAGAATCTTTTCCGTTTTCTTTGAATACTGCTCTTTAGGGATAAATTCTTTTCCTTGCTCGATTTTAATCTCTTTCTCTATTGTCTTTAAGGTTTTATCTGTTATTTCCACACCATCAGGCAAATTTTCCTTGATTATTTGCAATATATCCATTGTCTTAACTCCTCTGACTGTTAAGGTTGTCAACCTAGAGTATTTTGTTTACGAGTTACTTTTTATATAATTTCTCCAGTAGCTTTTATAGTGGTTCTACACTAGGAGATTTTTATATAATAAAAAGACACTCATTTGAGCATCTTTAAAAGCTGAATTTTCATTTTATTTTTGATAAGATCTGGTTTTCTATATTGTTTAAACTTATTGAGTCGTATATATCCCTTACCACTTCCTTGATGGTCTTGCCCTCGTATGCTCCTGATTTTGCTTTTTCTATGACTGAAACCGGGATAGGGATGCATAATGACAAGTCCAGCGCCTTCCTTTGATTGGATATGGCGTCTAGCTGATCATATAAGTATTGCGCTTCTTCCGGAATATCTTCTTTTTTCCCGGTCGGGTCATATATCTTGATCGCTTCGGATAGCTTTGCTTCTCGTGCCATCATCTTATCTGATTCCGTTTTGATATCTGGATAAATGTAATACAAAATATCGCCATCCTTTCTTAAATCATTAAATTTTGCCTTGAATAGTAATAGGACTTTCACCATCGGTATAATACACAAAAGAATTAATTAAGCCAATAACGTCTATAAATTTAGGATTATCATCTTTATAGATTTTGTACCCATCTTTTAATATTACAAGATCATCATCATCATTCATGCAAGCGATCACTTCCCCATCATCCGTGGTTACAATAATATTCACAGCCAATATTCCCCCTTTCTTGATTAGTTGGCTAGCGACAAACTAGTGACAAATCCATTTAAAATCCCTTATTTTAACAAGTTTTTCATTAACTCTTACTTAAACCCCTTCGAAAGGTTTTCCGAAGATACTTCTTCCCATATTTTACGGTTTTCTAGGATGGCGTCTTTAAGATATGGTCTTGCTGCCATTTTCATGGTTCCATTGTGAACCCAATTCGCATAATTTAAGGAGTTGCCAATATCCACTGATCGTTCATGGACTTTATAGTTTACGTCACGGATCAGGTCACCAGTCAAATAAATCGGTCTGTAATATCTTTTTTTCATATAGTCTGTCGTGACCTCAACCGCTGCTTCTCCAATCGCCGTTAATGCTCTGGGAATATTATGTTCGAATTGCTTGAGAACCTCTTTTGAGTTGTCTTTTAATGTATATCCGGCTGTTTTCCCATTAGCCATGAATATCACCTCTGTTTTTAAAAAATCATTTTAATTTATTGTTTTTACATCGACCTATCCGCAATAGGCGGAATAGTTATCTCAATCAGCTCCCTCCGTTTTTCCTCTCGTTGATTGTGATATTCCTTAAACGATTCGCCTGAAAACTTAGCTCTATGCGCTGCCAGTGCGGGTGAGGTGAATCTCACCATAGGCTTTTCATAGCAATGGCAGTTGATCACGTTTGCCGCATCCCCTTTTGGGTCGCCTGGATATGCCAAGCCGATGGAAAAATCTTCCCCTGCTGCAACAATCTCCCCATTTGCAATAATATGTAAATCCCTCGTGTTTATCATTCTTGCCACCCATTGTTTGTCCATTTCTATTCCCATAGATTGCGCTTCATTTATCCCCATATTCCTGCCTTGGCTTTGGATACGGGTTCTTTCCGTTTGTGCCACCCTTCTGGCTTGCTTGACGCTCTGCCCCGTGACATTCCGTATGCGTTTGATGATTTGCCGTTGACTCTCCCCATTTACGGTGGCTATTGCCAATTCATTTCCTAATCTCTGCACTATTTGAGCATCTTTACCCAGATTGTTGTATGCTATTTTGGAGAAAGGCGACTGCTCACTGTTAATGATTGCCGCTATCTGGTTCTTATCATATATGGTGAAGTTTAAATTCAATCCTGTCTGCTTGCTGACGGTCCATCCTGTATAATCATTATTCAGCCCATATATGTTAGTCATTTCTCCTTGAATCATTTTAGCCGCTGTCTCCCCAGTCTGCGCAAGCTCGGAAGCTATATTATTTATAATGTTCGTGGTGCGCTTGACCTGTGCCGCCCAAGCCGTCCTTTGGGCTATCGGCGCATCAGGGGGCAGGGAAGTCAATTTTTTTATGGCGGCATTATTATTTTCAACGGCTGTTTTATATGACTGTGAATAAATCGACTGCAAGCGTTTATCAAGGGCCTTCATCCGTCTCTCTGTTTCTATTGTTCCCGCATCTGCCATAATCAGCCACCACCATCATTTGCGGCTTCTTCATCCTCGATCACTTCATTAATCTCTTCGTCATCATCTTCATCTATGCCTAGCTGTTCCTTTGCAAATCTATCTAATATTATATCCACCAATATATCCGGTATTACAGGGTTTATTTCCAACGCTGTCCGGTGGTCTAAGTCTGCACGCATCATGTAAATATTCGTTATCATTTCCGTATCATTCGTTATTGACCGTCTCTTAAATTGTGCTTCCACCTTATCCGATACGCCTATTAAATTTAACAAATTGTGGACGAAATCGGCACATTGCCACTCGAACAAATCAGCTTTTAAATCCAGATCCGATTTTGCCACATTTATGGCTACATTTGTCAAAGTTCCACCTTTTATGGAATCCATGTCCAATCCCATAAAGTCAGAATAAATCAATTTTCGATAAATATCCAATGCGGCTTGTTTTGCCTGATACGGAATCTCGATAACGTGGCTTGTAGCATCACTGCCACTGCTGTCGCCATGTTCCGTCACTATTGCCCTGAACGCTTCCATTTCCTTGATCAATTCAGGCACGCTATCGCCGCCATAATTTTTGATCGCCCAGTAGACGCCCTCGATCAGGGTTATGCTGTCTGCCAGATCACTGTTAATAAAATCATAGGCATCAACCATGCTTTTCATGCCTGGAGTCAGTTCGCTGCGCTTCAATTCATTAGCCCACAGCGGAAAAATCGGTATTTTTAAGTAGTTTTCAGTATCAATTATTTCTGAACTGATTCCATCCGTGCGAATCTTGTAAATATACGGCATTTTTTCTTCCCGTATAGCCAAAGTCTCGTTTTCAGATTCGTCATATTTTGTTATTCCACTCTCCTCATACAATTCAACAAAGAGCGGTTTATCTGGCGCCAACCTCCAGAATCTAATACCGGCTCTTAAATCCCCATTTCCTTCATCAAATAATGGAACAAATTCGGTAGCCCTAAACACATATAATTTATTCAGATTCCAAAATCCCCAATTGACTCCATCAACTAAAGCTTGAATTCCCATTTTTTGTAAAGTGCTGTCAAACCTCAATCCCAATTTTCCTTTAATGCCCTCGGGCAATGTGACGCCGTTTCCCAACAGATATTGGGATAGTTGCTTCACTAATTTGGGAAAAAATCCACTACAGATCTTATGGAATTTAACCTTACTGTCAATCAGCCCGTGTTTTTGCAAATATGTAAGCCGGCGCAATATCTCAATATTCTTGCCGGCGTAATAGGCTTGGGCGTCCATAGCTTCGGTATACATTGGAGATCCGATATATTCGTTTATTGCGGTTTTGATAAATGAAGTACGGTCTGTATCGCTTGAAATTTTTTCAAAATCATTAAAAGTTAATATTTATATCACCTCTGTTCTTTATCTGGAAGCTGACATAGGGAATCGAACCCTAACCACTCGCTCACAAGGCGAACGCACTGCCTGTTTTTACGGTATCAGCATATTTTTATCAACTGGAGTGCCTATGTTAACTCACCCAGTTGCATCGGCACGAAAAAAGGCATCTTAGTGAGATGCCTTTAAATATCAATATTTATCTTCGTGCTACTAGATATAGATTCAGATATATGCTTCCGCAATATTCATCATCATGTGCAATCCTACTATGATCAGATTCATGGTATAAAGATCTTATATTTTCTATGTCGCAGCATTCTCTTTTACAATCTTTCAGATATTCATCATAATTCCCGTCATCCATCATATACGAGAACTCTTCGACAAGTACCCCGAATATTGAACAACCTCTGCCTACCCATAATCTATCTGCAAGAAATTTATTTGCGACATAATCAAATGCGTCTACTTCTGTGCTGTCATACATGGTGATTGTTTTTTCTGGCAAGCAAGCAATATCAAACAAATCCCAATCCGTGCTATATAACGAATAATGTTTATGATGATCATTTTGTTTTATCCATATGCATATTGGGGAATCCGCCCCAAATGGGTAATGATCGGAACATATTATCGTTTCCTCATATCCATCACATATCTTTTTTATCCATTCTTCCGCATTTTGGATCTCATCAAATACCCTTTGCCTATATTCCCTTATTGAAAGAAGCTTAACCTCTTTTTCCATTTTTCTCTCCTTTAATATGATTATTAGTGACACATTAGTGACAAACATTCTTTATAAACTGCATAAATCAAGCATTTCTTTTAAGTACATATTAAACTCCGATAATCTCGTGTATCCTTGTTATTTCGCCCTTGATAAATGCTGTACTTGGCGGTCTACTCCTTGCATCATCTGGAGTGCCATTGACATAGCAAGACACAACCATGAAGCAATCATCGAACTGTATAATAACGGCGGCAGATTCTCCCTTTTCAAATGCTTCCCTGCATTTTATATCTGCTGATACTGCATATTCAAAGGCTTCCCTAGTTGGGGATTTCGTTTCCATCATGTTTAGTTTATTTATGATTTCATCATATTTATTAGATATTTCTTTCATATATCCTCCTTAATCCGCACAATAAAGCACCTATCCATGATAGACGCTAGTATATATATATTATAAAAGCACCCGATAATCAGATGCTTATGCCTTATTAAAAAACTATACCCTTGAGCCATTCCGGTTAATAATGCCTTAAATATATCATATTAATTTTATCTCCAAACAAGTCTATTTTCACAAAATTCATTACTACAATTTTTTTGATTTTCTAACACAATTTCATGGCAATTAGGACATTCATATTGTCTATTTTTATTTAATTGTGGACAACAATATTTTGTTTCACAATCATATACAAGCTGTTCGGATTCCTTCTCTGTTAATCCGCTTTTTAGCAAGTGGTCAATCCACTCATCATGGCTACGATTAAGGCTTATAGCAAAAGTTGCTTCTTCCATAGTTAACATGTTGCACTCCTCGGCTTGTTTATAATCAAAAATGCCATATTGAATCTTTCGCCATTCTTCATAAGATTCTTTGTTCATAAATTTCGTTACAAAAGCATCCACTACAGAAGAAAAGCAAGCCCATTTTTTATTATATTCTACATTATATCTTGGCATATATTCCCCCTTATCCGCATAATAAAAAGTCGCTAGTAGTCACTAGATACGACGGTTCAGCAAGATATATTTTAGGACCCTCACCTCCGTCCGGCTTTCAACAGGTCACGTTGTCAGCTCCTCCCCGTAAATCCGGCTCGACTTTTTAGCATAATAAAATGTCTATCCATGATAGACCGTCATAAATAATCCATCTGCTCTATGTCTTCCTTTTTGATATTATCCCATGTTTCTTCGCTGAATCCCTGCATAACTTTAGAATCTGACGAGCAAGGACAATATGCACCATGTTCAACACATACTGACCAATAACCACAACCATTTTCTAACAAATCTCTATCATATCGCTCTTTTTTGGTCATCATATCATCATTTCCCTTTCTTCTTTTTCTTCCTGCTCTTCCCTGCTGCTGAATATGCAATAGCTACGGCTTGAGAAGGCTTCTTTCCAGACTTGATTTCGATTGCAATGTTTTTTTGTATTGTCTTTTTGCTTGAACCTTTTTTGAGTGGCATATCATTCACCCACAATCCGGATATCTTCACCAAGCTGCTCACTCAATATGGATTCGGCTAATTCTTTACTGATTTCCCTTAGTTCGGAACGCTTCCATATTTTTTTATATATCAATGCTTTTTCTATGTCTTTACCAGACATGTCAATTCCGGTATCGCAATAATTATATTTGTAGATTGCTTTTATTTTATCAAAATGGATGCCATTCTCTTTTAATGCATTTTCGAAATTAATAGCAGACACTCGGTCATTCGATAAGGATACGCTAGTAATTATATAAAAATTATCATCTTCTTTTAATTTAACTGCCATTCCGGTTCTTAAATCCGGCATTTCATTATTCATAGTTTCCTCCATAACTTTTTTAATTTCATCAAAGTCTTTTTTAAAATCAATCGCTACTTTACCCAAGAAATAATTAAACGAATCTAACAAATCAACTGCAGATATCTTGGATACGCCCTTACAATTGTTGCATGTCTCCGTTCCGTTATTAGTTGTCCATTCTCCGCATATATTGCATCTTACACACATAATTATACCTCCCTCAATTATTTATTTTAAGATTCATCCCTTTTATGCCATCCGTATTTCCTAGCGGATAATCTTTTAAATTATTGCATTTACCGATTCTCTTTACCTTGCATGGAAGCTCAACTTCATACAAAGCCATTTCACCGATTTCCTCTTCCTTGGTCAAGTACATTGTTAGTGTTGCATTTTTGTCAAGCATATCATTTCTTAAATCTTTTTCTATCAAATCCCTATTTTCTTCTAGCCATTCTTTATAAGTTCTATTAAATGCGGCTTGTTTTGCCTGATATGGAATCTCGATAACGTATTTAGACATTTATTAGTCCTCCCTTTTCTCCTTATTTTTGAATTATTATTCACAATTATTCATTTAATTTTGTCTTAAGCCGATATATTTTATACCAAATGAATATTTACGTGTGGTTATGCATATTTATTCTATATTTGCTCTCGCATTCCATTTCATTATGGCAAGTTCCTTGTCATAATATGTTTTTGTCAAAACACCGCAATCATGGCAAAATATACGGTATTTATTATCTTCCCTAAAATTATTCTCCGCAGCGGACAATATCGCTTCACTACCACAGAACGGACACGCTTTTAATTCATCATTCATTATTGTCACCTCTATAATTCTTGCATTTCGGACAAACATCCTGACATTCTTTTGTGCAAACAGGATTGTTCATTGGGTCGCATTCCTCGCATGGGGAACGTAATTCCATGCTTTTTAACGGACAATTTTCCGGTATGACTTCCGGCACTCTGGATAGTCCGCTTGAATATCCATATTCGCGTTCATCTTTTTTCTTTCCAAACGCACCCTTTGAACAAATATGAACAAAACTTCCATCCCGCCCATCATTGCCAAACGTTCTCCCATTTGTTAGAAAAGGACATTCATTACAGTTAGTTATTTCAAATTCCAATAATACTTTCATTGTTTCCCTCCGTTCTTAACACTTCCTTAAATTAAATCCCTTGTTTTATGAGCTTTTCGGCTTGTTTTGTCGCTAGCTTGTCGCTAATAAGATTATTTTTAATGGTTTTCCTTAAGCATGTCATAAAATTTTATCACGTCTCCGCTCAATCTTTCACGGGTTTCCAGCTTGCCTCCCTTGATTTATCAAACCGCACGAACTCGTTGTGTAATGCGCTTTTCCATTAGTTTGTACACATTCTCATTTTTATGTTTATTGCTGTGACATATGGCGCATAGTGTTTGCAAATTTTCGGGGTTATTATTTCCCCCGTTTTCCCTATGTACGATGTGGTGTATATTTAAATCGTTTTTTGCACCACATTCTACACACATGTAATTATCTCTTTTAAGAATATCGTCTCTAATGATTTTATATTCTCGCTTATATTTATTTCTCTTTTTCCTTTCTTTTTGTCTTTTAACTTTTGAATTAATCAATTCTATTTCTTTTTTTGATGGCGATTTTTCTTTTGTTTCTTTTTGCTTTTTGTCCATTTCTGATTGTTTATGTTTTTCGAAAAACCATTCTGAATTACAATAGTATGAACAAAAATCATTTGATAAATCTGACTTTTCCTCAAACATTTTTCCACAAGCTCGGCATTTAACAATTCTATAAAACTCCAAATTTCCATTTTCCAAATATCTAAACATGATAAATAATAACCTCCTACCCTAAAATTGCACGAAAAAGAGAGGCGGGTTGAACCTCTCTAACAGCTTGCAAACTGTTCGCACATATATAAAAAGCCTTTCAGCCAATTATCATTATCATAATGCACAATTTATCTTTTCCCTAGCTGGTCAAACAGGCTCGGTCTCGCTGCCGCCTTGTCCAGCTTCCTGATGATGCTTGCTGCGGAATCAGGTGAATCGTCATGTTCCGCATCTTCTGTATAGTCTAGGATTTCATTTATGTATTCGGGGTCTGTATCCTCTAGGAATATGATGTTTTTCCAATGCTTGCGCAAATATGTGGATATCTTTAGGTATTTATTCATGCTTTCGTGATAGCCTACCGCTTTCTCTTTCCTGTTCCTGATCTCCTTTGCTAAGTATCCCTTGTCCGCATTGTCCTCAACATGGACGCTTCCGCATTTATAATGCTCCTTAATGGCCAGGAAGCTGTCCAGGCACTTGTCTATATGCATCTTCCTGAGCTTGCCAAGCATATATATTTTATCGCCATCTCTCTTGGCTAATGTGAATGCGCTGCCGTCCTCTCCGCCATACGCTGCGTCTATATGGGCTATCCCATTATGCAATAGGCTTTCATCAGCCGTGAATACAGGATTGCTTTCAAACAATGCGTTTTCGCTTGCTATATGCTCTAATCCGTAATTTGCGGCGAAAAGGCTTGGCGTCAGGTCGCCCCTTTTTTCCTCAATCTCCTCTTTCGTCATCAGTCCGGTGGCATAGCAGTCATATCTTTGGATATTTGGCATCAGGGTTGAGATCACATCATCCTTATGCCACGGGGTGGCGGTATTCGTTATCTTGCCACCCCTGTTCTTGACGTTCTGGAGCTCATAATATATCTGTTTCGTATGCTCCCGTTCAGCCTTGGATATGCGGTCTTTCAAGTTGCATATATCGTCTGTCCTTATCCGGTCAAAGTGCTTTCCAGTTATGCTCGTTCCCACGCCAATTCCCAACAATTGAGCCGTTCCGCTAACCCTGTTCACGAGATTTGTTTTTATTTCGCTCGAATTGGATTTTAAGACCTGCAGGGGCTTACCGTAAATTTTGCTCGTGATGAACTGCATTGCTTCGCTTGACAATATTTTTTTCGTCTGGGCTATGACCTCCATGACGTCCGTGTCCGTCTTACGCATGAATAAGGTCGTCAGATTAGGGAATAGCGCAATGTCTATGCTCATAGCCAAAGAAACGCATGTTGTCTTATATGAGCTCCTATGAGCCAATAATGTCTCATCATCATCATTTTGCACAAGGCTCTTTATCCATTCATTATGTAGTTCGGTTAAATCCTTGAAGCCAACCCAATGCCCTAGCTTGATCGGCTCATTTAACAATAAATCTATATATCTTTTCTGTTCCTGGTCTATTTAGATCACCGTCTTTTCCCAATCATCGAAATTCCTTTCAAAAGAAATGATATCATCAAAAAAGTCTTTGTAGAAACGAGCCAAATCGGAATTGACAGTGATCGTGGTGTTCTCCGTCCTTGGGTTCGTGTTGATGTTGGCTGAGCTTTCAATAACAAAATCAAATTTGTCTCCAAATCCAGCTAATATCTTAGAATGGTTTCTGAATATGGCTGCCCTACCGCCGTATTCATCCATCACCCTGCACAGCTGCGCCCATTCATTGTAGTAAGTTCCCTTGAATATCTCGCCTACATAGCAATCCAGCTTCTTTATGCGCCCTATCTTTAGATACCTCTCGATCTCCTCGATGTCCTGTAAAGCCATGCACCAAGTCGACAATATGCAGTATTTAAGCTTTTGCTGCCGTAGCACGAGCTTAAGGAACGACAGGCTATCAATATCCCCGCCGGAAATGACGTGGTATGCGCATCCCTCCTCAAAATCCCAATCGACCATATTCTCAAGCTCCGTCTCACTCTTGAAGCGTCTGAAAAACTGCGCTTCCCGTGTCTTATGCGCCCTTGTCCTTACTTTAGCGGTGCTTTTTTTTGGCTCTGCATCGGTCTTAGGCTTATCCCCAAATATGCCATCAAGTTCAAACTCAAGGTTCATTCCTCTCACCTTTCACATAGTTTTCTATCTCACTTACGATCATGCTTGTATTTTTAGATATCTCAATCTCCTGAACATCCCTTTGGTCTAGATATTGCTTGCCTAGCCATATCCCCATCGTGGCGTTTGTTTCTGCTAGCCTGAACTGGCTCCTTCGTAATGAGATCTTGCCTTTTGACCGTTTTTGCTTGAAAACGTCCTTGAATTTCATTCCATATTCTTGCTCACTCCATTTTTCGATTATGTCTCCAGAGCAATGAAACCAATCGGATATTTCTATAAGCGTGCACTGCATTGCGCATAGCTGCTCAAACTCATTTTTGTCTATCTCTATTTTGGGCCTGCCTGCCTTGGTTTTTGATTTTAAACTTATTCCGTATGTCTCCTCATGCCACCGCTTTAACGCCGGATGTCCAACGCCCAAGCACTTGGCAATATTTATTATGGATAATCCTGCATCCCTTAGCTTCTCGAATTCCTTTTTGCTTATTTCTTTTTTTGGTCTTCCCCTTGCCATGCCTTCACCTACTTCCACATCTTTTCAACTTTTGCATATGTCTTTAAATATCTTGTTGGCAGAGTATCTTTTGTAAATTCCCCAAATAGCTTTTCTACATCGAAGTATTTCTCCAAGGTCGCCTGCTTGACTGGGGAACTTGCCGTTTTGAATTTTTTTGATCTTGCTATTCTTTCAAGATTATCTGAATCATCTTCGGTTCCCCTCCACACTATTGCCGACTGTATCACCGTGGAAAGGCCTTCTGTAGCCATGCTTTCCACTGCCCACATGGCATTGCCCTGATAAAACACGCCCCCCTTTAATCCCTTTCCAAGCTCATTCCCTATCAGCCCACGATAATTGACGTAGCTCATTTTTTCACATGCCATCGGCGTTGCCGGCATGGCTCTGAATGGTGTGGATTGCAATAGTATTGCCGTCTGCTTGTCCTGATGCTTGAAGCTTGAATCCGCTCTTTTGATGTCCTCTAAAAATTCCATCCTGTCTTCTTTTTCCTCTGTCGGGTATCCGATCACGTTATAGAATTTGACTTGATGTGGCTTCTCGCATTTGGCCAGCTTTATTAAAAAGTCTATAAGAATATCCCTAGTTATTTTTTTATTCACCATGAACCTTAAGCGTTCGCTTAATCCATCAATTGCGGTCGTCCGTAGCTTATTCAAGTCGACTTCTATTCCATTGGCCATGTCCAGCATTGCCCTTTCCCTATCTCTTCCACCGTTCCATAAGCCGCTGTATTCAAATGCCTTGTCTTGTGCACATATTCTATGCCACGTGTATCCGCAAAAAAGGCATTTATGGTTACATCCTATTATGTCCTCCCTATATTCCTGCCCATTTTCGAGCCTTATTGGATGCGGGTATATTTCGCTGACTTGGTTTATCATATATTTCTTGTCTACTGAAAATGTCTTGCTGTTAATGACCGAAGGATGCTCGAATTCGCCGTACTTGTCCAACCCTTTTATAAGCTCGTCATTTATTCCTTCGCCCCTTCCGAGGATAAAATAGTCTATGTAAGGCAGGAATGGCCTAACGTTCAAGACCCCTGCGCCGCCAGCCACGACTTTATAATTTCCTTTCTGCCATGCCGTTCTTTCAGCGACAAAATCATAAAAGTCGCAATCGCTGGTGATCGATACCAGTACAACGTCATATTCATGCACCGTTGCGCTTCCGGCGTACTCCACTTCGTAGCCCGCCCTCTTTATTATGTCTATCGCCACGCTTAATCCGGCAAATAGCCTAACGTTAAAATTTTCATTTTTATATGTCTGTTTGGCAAATTTGCTTTGTACATAAGCGCATATCTTCACTGCTCCACCTCAAATTGAAAGCCGCATTTTGGGCAATTGTATATTTTGCAATCAGGTTTATTTTCTGTGGGATTATCCAGATCTAATCCCTCCACCGGTGAACCAATATTTAAAATAAACCCGAATTCTGACATATCGATGTTTAATAAATCATCAAGCTCATCAATTAGGAGATCAATATCCCATTCGGATTCGTTGGTTTTATTATCGGCCAATCTTAAAGCCTTGACTTGTTCTTCTGTCAGATCATCCGCTATGACGCATGGAACGGTTTTAGATTTTAATTTTTTAAGGGCTTCCCAACGGCAATGACCGATGATTATATCGTCTTCATTGTCTATAACCAGCGGTTGCCTGAACCCGAATTTTTTAATGCTATTCGCTACATAGTCAATTTGTTCTTTGGTATGCTTCTTGGCATTTTTTGAATATGGCTTCAATTCGTTGATATTTTTATTTATGATCTCCATTGCATCACCTCACTAATATGGCTGCCAACATTTAACCGCCTTGGCAGCTAGGCTTACCCATAGGGATTTTAGTTGATTTGTTTATTGCCGACCACAGGGGCAAAGGAATTCTTGGTTTTTATACCTACTCCTATTCAGGAACCCAGCCTTATCCATCGTCAGCCGGCAATAAAAATATCCCAGCGATTGCCTGTATGCATATATAAAAGGCTATATCACGGGGATATGTACATAAATCATCAAATTGCTAGACAGCCGCCGAGCCATGACACTCGACAGCCGTATATATTACACAAGGGAGGGAAAAGAGGGTGATAAATGGTTTTGCCCACTTATCTACTTACTACACTAACACATTTTTAATCGGTTTTGTTCCACTCTTTTTCCACTTTTTTGATATGCGCACAATATGATGATCATAAATCAATTCCTCCATACAGGACTAATGCAAGATCAAATAGGGCTTTATCCTTTATTTGATATATCCGGCTCTTTTCATATCCCAGCTCTTGCCCTAGGCATTCTATCGGTTTTTTAATCGGGCTTATGTAAATCCTGTCCAGAATTTTATATTGAGCATCATCAAGCATGGCTAGCCCGTTGTCCAACATGCGCACCCGCAATTCCGTACTCCTTATCTGATTGTTAAGCCTGCCCTGTTCGGATATTATATTAACCCATTTTTCTTCCTGCCTGTTGATGTCGCTGTTCTGCACCGGCTCGCTGTCCGACATTCCCCCTAGAGACGTCTTTTCGCACTCCAGTGCTTCAAGCTTAAGCTTCATGCTGTCAAGGCTCTGCTTGCGCTTATTATGCCCTCTTAAATCTTCAATTACCATATCTTTATAATCCAATATTCATTCCTCCATTCGCTTGATTTGCCTGTCAAGCTTTTTATTCATTCGTTTTTTTAATTCTTTGTTTGAGATATCCATATGATATTGCATTTGCGACAGCATTATATACACATCTGCTATCTCTTCCTTGAGTGATTTGACGGCCTTTTCATAATCATCTGCATTCATCGGTAGATGATCTGCTCTTTCCTCTAGTCTGTCTATTTTGCAAATTGCTTTTGTCAGCTCTGACATCTCCTCAATCATAATGATGGATTGTGATTTGTATCCATACGCTTCAGCTATCTTCATGATTTTTTTATTTATTTTATCCTCAAAGATGCATGTCTCTATATGACTCATTATTTAATATCCTCCCTTATCAAATGTCATAATCAAATTCATTATCACTATAAACATAATTTCCACATTCATCACAATAGTCATTTTCTATTGAAACCTTATTTCCGCACACTGAACATTCCCATGTATTATCTGACATGAACATCTCATAACCTTCATCACATGTATAATCCGCTTCACTCATTTAACCGACCTCCCATTTTCATCAAAATCATATACTTCTGTGCAACTCATTATTTTATATCCTCCTTTATTGTCGTGTTATTTACATAATATCCGCACTATTTTGTTATTAAGTTTTGCCATGCAATTTTCGCAAAGCATTATTGCGTTAAATCCTGTTTCAGTTGTCGAAAACCTAAGGTCGTAAATTTGTTTCACATCTTCCGACATTCCACAGCTATTGCACGCTTCATTGTGTTTTGTCTTTCCAACCTCAATCATAATCAACCTCCTTTTCTCAAAACTTATTTATGTGAAAATTAATCATTTTTACAAATTCATGACACATATATTTTTTTATTCATCATTACAATAATACCACCCCTTTCCACACGACTTTAGCATCCCTGCCGGCATGTAGCCGCCACACGTTACCATCGTAACTAGGAATCAAACCCATGTTCCATAAGTCTATGGCTACTTGGAATGGGTTGCTCTCAAAATCAAAATCACAATGCTTCCATTCATCTTTCTCTAAGTTGAAAAATGAGGAGATGTAAGAATATACAAAATCATCCACAGAACTCCATATAGAATCTCCTACAGAATCCCATATAGAATCCCTTATAATAGCCCTTACAGGATCCCATATAGAATCCCATACAGCAGCCCTTACAGGATTCCATATAGAACTCCATATAGAATCCCAGACAGAATCCCATATAGAAACATCAACAGAACCTATTATAGAATCCCTTACAGAATTAATTATGCAGATCCTTGCAACACTCCATTTTCTCAACAACCCAATATGCTCCTCCGTGACCTCGCCATCAAACCTAATGTCGGTGAGCGGGTTGACGATGGGCTTTATGACCAGCTTGGGGCAAATCCCCTTGAAGTCCAGCTCCCTGACCTGCCTTTCGACCTCATCGGAATCATCCCAACCGTTAATCTGGTCTACCGTGAATTTTCTGATTAATGGGTTGAACTCATATTTGTTTCTGTTGTCTGCCCTAACGACATTAAACCCGTAATAATCATTTATACTCGTATGACTGTCGGGGTCGTAGTTTAGCTCCCCAGAGATACACTTCTTCCTTAACTCCCAATTAAAATATTTGATGTTTCCCTTCCCATCTGATGTCAAGCTGAAAAAACCGCACATATTTATTCCCTCCTTTTATTGTTTTTTTACATGAGTTAGTAGGATTTTTGCAAAATCACTTGTTCCACGTGATTCAAAGCGTTCACATGTATCAAACAGGTCAACCGTCTCATGTTTTGCCTTGCATCTGATAATATATCTTTCTCCTATATCTCGTGCATGTTCGCAAAATCTACATTCATTTGCGTTCATTTAATCTGCTCCCTTCTCGATCATCTATTTCATCCTCGAAATACATACGTTCACAAATTTTATTAGCATATCGCTCTATGCAATCAGCATCAATACAGATCTCATTATACTCACAATCAAAGCAGCATAAATATCCTTGTTTGTGACTAGAATGGCATTGTAATCCATTACATTTCCTCATTTTGAATCCCCCTTTGGCAATTTCGGCTTATATGGCTTTGGTAATGGCTTCCATACCATACCTTCTCTTCCTAGTTTATTTAAAAATATACTTCCATACAAGCCATCTCTTCTTTACAAAAAGTTACCATTTCTTTATAGTTATTCGTTATTATTGCAGCTTTATGAGATCGTGGATCGAAATCATGGATAGCCACTATATCAATATATCTTTTTTCATTGCCATCATGATCAATTACTTTCACTATCATATGTTTATTCCTTCCTTTCTTTATCGCATCGTTCATGTAGGCGAAATTCCCATTGATAGGTGCTGGTTTTTTTCATTTTAAGCTCATATTTTTTGAGGGTCTCGACGATTTTATCAAAACAATAAGGATTGTCTCTTTTGCACTCACCCATGTCGTATTCTTCGCAGCCTGGGCATATAAACACACTGCAAAAATCTTGACACCCTCCACAAAATTGGTCTTCATCCATTCCGTCATATGGGTCAATATATTGCCATAATTCTCCTGCAACGAACATACAATCTTTGTGCGCTTTCCATTCGTAGATGGTGTTTTCATATTTTAATTTACACCAATCATATATTTCGCCCTTTTCAATTATTCCTACACAATACGAGCAAACATGCTGCTTCCTCGCTTTTCGGTTCTTTTGATCAAGTATGTCTGGCATCTTTACGCTCCTCCTTTTTGACTTTCTCTTCATGGTACTTACTCAAAAATGATGGACAATCGATTCCTGATGTCGCATTGTCAAAAAACTTTTCCGACTCGGGGCAGCATAGCCCATACGCTTGCCATACGCAATTTTTGTTATTACATTTCATCCTTTTCACGCTCCATATGCTTCATATGTAGTCACCTATGTCCATCTTCATGGCGGCCATCCTGCTTGCTTTTTCCAGTCCGGATTATACCGGTGAAGGTATCGCTCATAGCTGTTCCATGCTGCCTTTTCATCCTCGGTGGCATCAGGGCTTATATTGACTAGAATGTATTCTGACTCGGCTACCTTGCCTTCGGAACATAATTCATCCCAATCAATATCCGGGTTTGAAAAATCTTCGGAATCCGCCTCTATACCAATAGGGCAGGACCAGCAATAGCAGCATCCACCTTTGTTACCATCACGATCATTACGTTTTTCTTCCTGCTCCAAATGCCTGCACCCGTAACCGTTATTAACCCAAGGTTCGGTTGTAAAGAACGGACAGGCGAAAGCAAAGCTGTCAAAATCGGCTGCTTTCAACATTTTTTATTTCCTCCTTTGTTTATAGCCAGTTTATCAAGTTCTTCAAGATGTTCTTATTTTATGCATTCTCGTTCTCCCTACTTGGAAATGTTTCGCTCATTTTTTTCTCCTTATCTTTCTATCCCTAAGTCAAATATCGTCATTTGCGATCTTTCCGCCTGCAGGCGGTTGTTCCCGAGCTTGTAATAGTGCCCGTCAATCTCGAATCCCACATAATCAAATCCCAGGCGGTGGCAAGCTATCAAGCTTGATGCGCTGCCGACGTGGGTGTCGAGTATCTTGTCGCCCGGCTTCGCATAATTTGTCAGGAGCCACTCGTAGAGGGGTATGGGCTTCTGGTTTGGGTGTATGCGGCACTCCTTGTTTTTCATGTCTCCCTGGAGCATCCCATTCCAGCGGAACCGGAACATCCTCACCGCCGTGCTGAAGCTCGTCCAGGCCAGCTCGCAGTCCGCAAAGTCGCTAGCGCCGTTATCTTTATCCCACACTATCCAGCATGGGCTGTCGACGGGGTTACGGCTTATGTAGTGGTTTGCTCCCCACATGATCTGATTTTTGGATACCCTCGCAAGCTCCTTAAAGTATTCCGGATCCGGCGGGCTGTCATCGTTGCCGTGGTAGTCTATGTAGTTTTTCGCTCTCGCCAGCTTGCTCCGGGTTCCGTTTTTGCTGCCGCTCTCGCCGATCCCGTATTGCGGGTCCGCTATCGCCAGCTCGAAATAGCCATCCGGAAATTGCGACATCCCTTCCATGCAGTCCATATTGTAATAATTGTTAAGCTTCAGCATTTTCCCTCCTTAATCAAATGGCAGACTATGCGCATCTGAATAATGCATTTTGTTGATATGATCAATCATTTCATTTTTTGCTTTTCCCTTGATATGATTAATCATATTTTGATCAACGTAAGTAATGACTTTTTTAAGCGGCAAGTATCCGCCCTGCTTCATGGCGACATCTTTAGCTCCATCACCTTCAATTATGCCCGTGGTTGCTATCGCTATCATTTCTCCGTGCATTGTGTCCACTTGCAAAAGATCGCCTTTTGATATATACATACCTTCCCCGACCTCAAAAACATATTCCTTAATGCTATCTTCATGTTTTGCGAATATGATTCTCACTGCTGCACCTCCCTCAATTTCTTGAATATGCCCACTGTCTTATCCCATTCGTCAAGCAGCTCTTTTGGGAATCCGTCAGGAGCCTTACGCTCTCGTGGCTCATATGTGCCATTGCTTATCTTTTGTATAGTCGTTAATGATATGCCTGTTCTTTTGTGTATCTCTATCCTCGTGAAGCCATCTTTTAACAAATCCATTATTACCGCTATTGTCTCTTGTTTAATTATTTTCATGAAGTCAATCCTTTTCCTCTCCTATCTTGGCATCTGGATTTTGTTTGATTAATCCCATTTGGTTTGATGCTAGATATTTGTTTTTTTCGTCAATCACGAATTTTGGTAGCTGAAATTGATTTTTAGCTTCTTTTACCATCCCTTGATATGCGGATTTAAAATGTGCCCGATCAGCGATCTCGTTATCAGTTATGCATAATTTCCTGAACCCGAATCTTTTAACGACTTGCCGAGTAAGGTCATTCAAGCTTGCAAGGGCTTCCTCTTCACGATATTGTCCATAAAATCTTATAGCTTTCATGACCTCCCCCCATGCCCCATCCCAGTCATGCAAAACCTGCATCCTGTTGGCGCATTGCTCCCGTATCTCGGATATTGCAGGAGCATATTTGTTAGTGCTGATATGCTCAAGCACGGCATTTTGGACAAGGCTATAATCTAAGTCCTCCAGCATCCTGAACCATAAATCCATTGCCGTTTTGCCGTTTAGCACGTTCGCATTAGGGTAAGCTTCTTTTATTGCCACGGCTATATTCGTGAATTCCTGCTTATTCATTAGCCCACCTCTCTAAGCTGTCAGCATATTCTTGTGTCGTCAGTTTTGCCTTATTGGCATTATTTAAGGGAAATATGCCTTTCCATCCATTAATGATCGATTGCTCTAAGATCTCGATCTTGATATCATTGTCGCTTGTCATGTCATCAAGCTTCTTGATTGCTAAATCAACAGCGTGTGATGTCATGGGTGACTTCATCTGTTTCCTAGCTTCCACATACGAAGCAAACGCAGCGTTTAGTTTTTCATCGGATGGGTAATAAATCACTGATTCTTTTTTTACTTTACTTTCCTTTACTTTACTTTCTTTTACTTTACTTTCCTTTATGCCTTTATTCTCGGAATTATCGCTATTATTCCTAGAATTATCATCACTATTCTCGGAATTATCGTAATAATGCATTACTTTAATAAAAGGTTCCGTTTCTTCGCTTTCCAAAAGCCAAAACCTATCAATTATTATTGGGTTCTTTTTCGCCCTCGTTTTGACGGCTAACTGGAACCTTTTCTGTATTCCGGCAGAAGTAAGAACCTTGTCCGACTGGAAAAGTTTATTATCAAACAGTGACCGTTCCAGCAAGAAGTTCATTACTTGCTTCACCAAATTACTCTCCAGATTCAATTCATCTGAAATAATGTATTCATAATCATTATCAATCTTTAAATAATAGCCATTATCATATATTTCACAAAGGAGATATATGTATAAGATAATTCCGTTTATTCCGTATCGGGATTTCAATATCTTTATCTTTTTATCAGAAAAGAATTTGACATCGAAGGAAAAGTAATCAAGTCCTTTTTTCCTCACTGCTCCCAATCTATCACCTTCTTTGCTATGTCTTTATCTTTGGTATGCCGGCTTCATATTCTCTGTAAATCTCCATAAAGTCATCCAGATCAAGCGTTGCCACCCATCTGCAGCCATTCTTGCGCCACATCACGACTGGGATTTGACCATTTTTAGCTTCATTTCTTGACTGGTCTAGGGCATCATACAGATTAAGCTTCTCCTTACGCTTGCGCTCTATATGTATATTGGGAAGGCCTATGACATCCGCATCACCATTTATCCCTGAATACTGCTGCCCTCGCCGGCAAGCATACCCATATTCCCTTAATTTCCTCGCAAGCTCCCGTTCACCTGCTGCGCCTTTCTGTCTGCTATTTAACATGCCGGTTTTCTCCATTCTTGCCAATTGATTCCAAAATTTTTGAGCGTCCTTCTTGCAGAGCGTAAGGCCCATCCGATGCTCTTGAGCCTGCTCTCCTCTTGCCTGACGAATCTTATGAGGAGCTTTCTGTCATGGGCGTCATTCATGTCAGGTATCGCATAACCCTGACCATCCTGCAAGTTTAAGATGGGTATCTTCCTCCTAGCTTTGTGTATCTCTTGCCTGACTTTCCGGTCTGACATGCCTGTCATCTGCACTAGATATTTCCTTTTAATAGCGTTTTTAGAGCCTGTAGGGATATAATCCAAAATATCCATTTTTCTCCTTTCCGGAATATGGTGAGAGACCAATCAGCACCATATCCCTTGTGATTGTAATATAACATTGCAACAGGTATTTATATGTTAAGGTTTACTGGTTACCATTTTGAATAATATAAGTCCTCTTCATTCCATTCCGGATATAAGCTGGTCAAGTATTCTTTGAATAATCCCATCATTTCGCCCCTCCGTCCTTGATGTCCGTTGTCTAGCATATTGTGGTGGTAACGGCATCCTATCGCCGCATTTTCGGCTATCCCAATCCCCCCTCTGGACTTAGGGATATAGTGCATAGCATCAAGCATGTATTGGCATTCAATCGGCAAACGGTATGCCATTTTGCAAAATATACAGCCACCATCACGTTTTAATAAGATTTTTTTTGTTTTCGATGATATGCTACAAATCTTTGACCTTTTGCTTTTCGTATCTCTCACCCCACAATGCTTTCATATGCTCAATTTCGTCTGGTGTTGCCGTATCAATATCCAATTCTTTGCATTTGCTTACCACTCCATCTATCAAAATGCTCATTTCTTTCGTATCGTAATTTGAGGATCCTATATAGCAGATCAGCGTAACAAGCGTCTTATTGTTAGTCTGCTTGCGGTCTACCTCTTCGACCAGTTTCCATTCCTTCTTGAACCTGTCAACTGCCGCTTCGACCATGCCGGCGACCGTATACTGCCCGTAATCCTTAAGCATCATCAGGTAGATGTCATCTTTAGTATATTTGTTAACATCTAAATCCTGATTGAGCTTTTCGGCTATCTTGCCTAGCAGCAACCACATATACCGGTTTGCGTCGATTGATCTGCTATTCCTATATTTCTTTATATCGATCGACAATTTGTCGCATCCCTTATACCTCTCGAATAACCCCCTGGAATCCTCATTTACCGACAGAGACAGGTTGTACTTGCCAGTGGCATAATCCTTGCTTAAGCCTATTATCTTTCCTGTGTAAGCCATCTGATCACCTACTGACCCATATACGATTCGATCACAAAATTATAATTCGTGTGGCTGCATTTTTTCCATCTATCCCAGAAGTCTATTGTCTTGCTCCCCGGTCTCTCTTTTGCTAGATCAACATGTATTTTAAGTGGTATTGGTGCTGCATCTCCAATAACGATGACATCCCCAGGGCTAAACATTGTGGTGCTGTCTATTATGCTCTCATTGCCATCTGGAAGCATTCCTTTTATCATGCTCTTGTCATTCTCATTATTCAGCTTTGACACAATAAAGTTTGCGCATTGTGCCATTATGGTTTTGTTCAATTCAGATGGACGCTGTGTGGCTGGAAATAGGGTTATGCCAAATTTTCTGCCCTCTTTAGCTATATCTTCAAATGTCTCTGTCATGCGCCGTTCCGATGCCGACAACTGGAAATTATTGGGTATGTATACATGGGCTTCGTCACATACAATGGTTATAGGGCAAGCAGTATCCATAGCACAATTGCGTTGGATATCATATATTAACTTCGCAATAACGCCAATAATTGATATTGCCACATCGTGAGGTATTTCAGACAAATCTATATTTTTTACCGGCTTATCATTACTTATAATCAAATTGACAACCTGATTTAGATATGTCTGGCTGTTTTCGGAAAAGAGAAACGAATATCTAACATCATCTTTTTTCGTTTCCAATATATTGATTATAGATGATAACTTTCCATTGAAATCGCCTTTTATGGTCTTTTGCATCCCTGCTTTTTCACCTGTTTTGTAACATTCCCCTGTGGACACTTTTTCTTCATTTAATAACTTTAATTCTTCCAACAAAAGCAAGTAATCAAAATACATTGGCTTATTTTCATTACCATCCGGACACACTTTGTTGTAACACTTCCTTAATGCCGCCATAGTGATGGATGATGTCTCCTCCTTGATCTTTAATATATTTGATACCATATCTGAAAAACCAAACATCCATATGGGAAAGGAAAAACCTGCCCCGATTTTTATGTTTCTGGCATAAGACAACTTGCTATACTCACCGTGGATATCAAACAATATAATATTCGCACATGGAAGCTTAGCCGTCTCCTCCAGTATTTTAGCTACCGTTTCGGATTTGCCTGATCCAGTGTTACCAACAATGCAAGCATGCCGTTGATAAAATTTATTGCCATCAATAAAGGCTTTACAATCATAAGATGCATATTTACCAAGACAAAAACCATTTTCGTCTGCTGTTCCGATCATTTCAGTAAATAATTCCGGATTGATTCCCTCTGCATTTATATTCGTGGTTGGATATTCATCTATCGCTTTTTTAAACTTGCCATCTTTTAAGCAGCCTATGATTGAGCATTCAATCACCTTGATGCTCTCTGGCGTTAAAATGTACTCATCTTCGCCTATGCCGGAGCTTTTATCAGTATCCACCAATGATGTAACGATCGTAACAAGCTTTACCTTGCTGTCTGAAATCAGTATAAGGTCATTGATGCGGACATTTTGAAATTCGAACACATCTGTTTTTATTTGTATCTTATCGCTTAATATTTTTATAAGCTTCACTTTGCCACCTCCAAGAGTTCATTATAATTTCTAATGCTTGCGTTTTTAGTCTGCTTGCAATAATCGCATATCCCACACCGTCTAGCTTCTAATATACCGCTTTTTACCCCAATATACCGGTTCATGTTCTGTTCGACCTCGGCTAATGCCGCATCAAGCGTTTCCTGCTGTATTTGAAAGATGTCAATATCAATGACTCTTTCCTTCGTCGCCGGGGCAAGATAAAATGGAATCTTTTCATTTAAGGCGATCTCTACGCCTTTTTGGTAGACAGCACCTTGAATGTCATACCTCCAAAAAGGGATGCTTCTGAAATTAGCGACAATCTTTAAATCTGTTATGCATTTACCTTGAAGATAACTGTCCATTTTTGCCTTCCACTCCGTGCCAAACATCTCAAATATTATAATTCTTTGCTTTTCACCACTTAAAAACTTCATGAACTTCTTATCGCTTTTGATTCTATTGATGATTTCATTTGCTTTTTTAAACTCACTCCTCAAATCATTCTTTCGGGTATATACCTCTGGGTGCCAGCGCATGAAATCATCAAGCGTTCCCTCAAAATAGGAGTCCACAAATGATCCGACAAGCATTGCGCGCGTCATTGGCTGTTGGTATTCTCCTGCTATTTTAGCCAGAGCCATAGCTTCGCATCTTGCGAAATCCTTATATTGTGATACGCTAAAGTACTTTGCGCTTGCTTCCTTTCCATAATAATTATCATTTTCCAGATTCACTTGTCATATCCTCCGATACATTTCCACCTATTTCAGTATTTTCAAAGGGATCTTGTATGTCAATTTGCTTATTATCGGCATAATCCTCATTGCCAATCTTGTCATACACCTTCTGATCATCTTGAATTGCCATCTGCATCTCAATGCTCAAGTATCCCCATCGGCTTAGAAGCAACTTAAGGACTGTCTTCTTAGCCATAGCGTCAAAGTCGGTAGACCATTTAGATGCAGTCCATCCCTCTTTCTTATCTTTTTTATACGCCGATGAATATTGCAATGCATGGTTTTGGCATTCATCTGTAGTCATGTACAATTCCTTTCTAAATCCAGAAAGCAACTTAAACCATGCATAATACCCGATTATCTTTTCTTTTTTACCTTCCTTTCGCTGTTGGCACTTGGAAAGGTCTTGCACTAATTTCAATTCCCCCGTGATTGGGTTAAATGATGTGATCTCATCATCATATACCTCCGAAACATTCATGTTCTCATATGCGCTACTTCTAATGGCTAGTTGCACAAATCCTTTATACATCATTTGAAATTGCGCATTAAACTTTTTTGATTTGTTATCATAATATGGCACGATAGCGGCAAACCCAAGATTGCTATCAATTGGCAAATCATAAGTTGCCGCCACGAATGCGGCAGACAAGATTGAATTTGCTTCGCATTTTTGCAGCTGTTGACTTCCGCTCACCACATTTATGATGGTTGCCATGTATTGATTTGCTTTCTGCCCCAGCACGTCATTAAATCTTTTCTTGACACTTTCGTTTGCTAGTGTCATCTTAATTTGCTGTATTACGCTTGTCTCATTTTTTGACATTTTCTATCTCCCTTACTTTCCTGATAATATGAATCTTCACAATTGGCTTCATCAGCTTCAATTTCGGCTTCTCTAGCCAACTTCTCCATTTTTGCATCATATATTACAAATTGATCATAATTATCGGGTATATTGTCCATTGCAATTCCTCCCTTTCCGTGCTATAATGCACATATAAAATATTTTTTAACTACTTGAATCCCTCTGTTCTGGCAGTGGGGTTCCTTTTATGAGTGCGTTTAACATTTCAAGGCATTCCGCATATTTTTCTTGATCAAATTCAGTATCCATGTCAAAATGTACCCATGCTATTATCTCGCATTCAGGGCAAGAGCCTTTATCTAAAGACCATTTATGGACACATATATCAAACTGTTTACAATATCCAAGATAATCATAGCTGGCAGAATATTCCTCGCTGTCAACCTCTTCGCACAGTTCAATCAGCTGCTGTTTCATTTCCTCATTACATTTTTGTATATTGTTGTCGGACCTTTTTTTTATATCCATTATCTCTAACAATCCCTTTTCCTCCATTCATCAATTTTATAGATTATCCAGATCATGCCCCACATGGCACAAATCCCACCTAGGCATACATAGAGACCTATGCCGCCCCTTATGTCCGATATTTGGCCAGCTGTCATCCCCATGCATATGAGCATGTAGGATATCAAAAACCCGATCTGAAATGACTTTAAAAGATTAACAAATTTTTGTCGCATTTCTTCGCTTCCTATTCCATTCATCCGATTTGAATATATGCCCTGTATACTCATAAAATAATTTTGGTGATATGTAAGTGTCCTTCTTGCCGCCTGTTCCCCTTTCCACACAGCCGATTGGAAGCTTTCCGGATTCAATCAGATCTTCTAAGAATCTAGGGTTCTTCTTCATGATCTTTGCGGCGATATAAACTGGAATCCTGCCACCATCAAATTCTGGCGGCTTTGCCATCTTGGCTATCTTTTTGGCTATAGCTTTGATAAGATTGTCCTTGTCATGGCATTTCCAATCTTTAGCTATTTTTTCGGATATGGCTTCAATAAGATCTTTCTTAAATTTCTCGTCCGATAAAAGCTCCCTTGTCATCTGCTCCATATGCATTGTTTAGCCCCCCAGTACTTTAGATATTTTTTCAAGGATTTCAATAAGCTTGTCATTTTGTCTTTCTAATCTGTTGCTCTGGTGATACAGCTTGTCTTTTTCTTTTGTTACGGTATAATAAACATCATGCAAAATTTTGTAGCTTGTCTCCATTTCACTTAATTTCTCTTTCAGCTCATTGATTCTTTCTTCCGCTTCCACTTTGCTACCTCCTTGTAATTTTTTTTTGATTGTTCACTCAATATCTCTGGTTCACTCATAAATCGTGGCTCATTCATTGCAATTGATACTTTCTACATCGATGATTCATTCTCACTTCCTGATACTATCCCAATTATTGATTCATTCAGCTTACATGATACTGTCGCATTAGGTGATTCATTCGACCAATATGATGTTCTCTTGTATTATGATTCATTCATTTCATCTGTAATTATCGCTCGCCGTGATCCATTCAAGAAAATTGGTGCTCTCAAATCTATTGGCTCATTCTGATTTCTTGGTACTCTCACGGGTCATGATTCATTCAGGCTAATTGATGTTGTCTAATACTGTGATTCATTCCAGATTGATGGTACTCTCACATCCAGTGATTCATTCTGCTTTTTTGGTACTCTCATTAGCTTTGATTCACTAAAAATTAGGAACATAAATCTTATGCGCATGTCCTAATATTTCGATTGCGAACGGCTTCGGCGGCTTCTCCCCAAAATGATTTATGTACATTACTTCGTGCAGATGTGACAGGAATATCTTTGTGGCATAACGCTCCGCCCTCTGCTGTATGTGACCAAGTGGAAGCTTACCCTCTGAGTACCACTTATAGGCTTCCGTATCCTTGCCGATCTTCGTGGTGGCCAGCTTGTTCTTAGCCTGTTCCGCATATTCGCCGGCTTCGTTTCTCCCCATCTCCAACTCTTTGCGTTCCTTGTAAATATGCCCATAAACGTCATTTTCACGATTGGAGACCTTGACGAATGACTGCCCGATCTTCCAGCACAAGACCTTTAATTTAGCGTTCCACGGTCTCTTCTCTCCCTTGCCCCATGTGGTGTTGGGGTTAAGACCGGCAAAGCTCCATATGTGCCCTGCCGTGGGTGCCTTTTCGATGTCGATATGCGCCAATAGCCCCGCCGCCAAGACAGGCCCTATTCCCACTATAGACAAAGCCCACTTGCCTGACTCATCATTTTCGGCGTAAACCTTCAAGGTCTTCTTGATCTCCTCCTCAATAGTCCTCAGTTCATCAAATACATATGATATGATCTCATTGGGCTCTTCGGACTCGTTAGATGCCCTCACCTGTGCGGCTGCGGCAATGCGGTAATTCTGGAATTGATAGTATGTGTCCACTAGATATCTCGCTTCCGCTTTATCTAGCTTTTTGGCTGACTGCTTGATGTCCTTTGTTAATTTCTGGATTTTTTGAAGCTCCATGATTGTTTTCCTTTCCCTTATGAATGTTTTTTATATTACATCTTTTCATATATTATTTTAACGTGCCCCCCCACAATAATTAGAGCACTTTGCTATTTTATTATTTGGATATTTGTCGCCAGTATAGCTGATTTGATGCACTTGGCAATCGCTGTCGGCGGGGCAAAACTTACTTAATTGCACGCATCCGGCACATGATGTTTTCCGATCTTTACCACGGCAAAGACATTCCATAATACGCTCCATCCTTAATCCTCCTTGATAAATATTTTTGTGTGATTAATAATCATCATCAAGATGTCGCCTATATTCTATAGTTGTCTTTTGGATGACATCAAGTAATATATCGGTATCGAGATTGATTTTAAAATATCGCTTAGGAGGGCATCCCTTCACAGTCATATCTATTAATTTGAGTTTCATCAGCTTATTTATAGCCTTGCTCTGCTGATATTTTGTCAAGGTTATTCCGTTCTCCATATCATCAACGGTGTTGTAGAAATAACCATCTTTATCGAGTGCCTTTCGTTCTTCAAAATAATGATGCCGACTAACTAATTCTCCATAGATGGTCGCCTCATGCAGCCCGATTGTTCTCGCCAGATTTTTGTTAATAACTATGCGATTATTTGGAATCAACAACTCTAATATTGTCATGTTTGTTTTTCCTTCCCTAATGGATGTTTTTAAGTTTCCCATAAATTATCCTTTTCGACTCAATAAGAATTCGCTATAGTCCATAATGCAAGCCTTGCATTCATCGAGGATTGCCAGCATCTGTGAAGATGTAAAATCTTTAGCCATTAATATTCCTATCATTTCATTTGACAGCGTCTTTATTGTAGCTCCTAATTCTTTTCTTGCGATTTCTGATCTTTCATATTGAGTGACTGCACTTTTATTCGCTTCTGTTTCAGATACTCCCTTTCTCCCGCCCTCCATCTCTTCCTTCCGTGCCCCGACAGCCTCCTTGACTATATCCTTGAATGTATTGTTCATTGAATTGAATAATATATCCATCAACCTTACGCTATGGTAGGAATTATATCCGACAGGAAATCTATCACCGGAAAGCGTTTTGTCCGGTATCATGATTGCAGCAGTGGAATAATCCGTGGTAATAGCTATTAGGTAGCCGAAATCTTTATTTCCGATAATCTTATTAAGGGTATCCATCTGCCATGTTGCTTTATTCCTCTCATTTATTTCTGATAGTGTCTTTATTGCATCGTCGGATAAGCCCAATGATCTCCCTATATCAACATTTTCTTTTTTTTCAGATTCGACGCCATCCAATAAATACTCATATGGCACGCTAAAGAAATCTGATATTTTCTTTAAATAATAAATATCAGGCATGGTTTTACCATCTTTCCACTGGGCGACACTTTGTCTAGATATGCATAGTTCCCTTGCCAATGTTTCTTGTGTCACTCCATGCCTTTCAAGCAATTTCCGTAATTGCGTTGGAAATATGCTTTCGTATCCGTATCCGATTTCCGATTTTTTAATTCTTGCTTTTTTTGCATTTTCCACGTTTCGAACTCCTATTGTTAATTTCTAATGTATTGTTATTATGTCTATTTATATTGCATTTATATTTCTCTTGCGTTGTACTAATTTTAGTGGTAGATATTAACATTATTCTATCCCCTTTCTTTTTAAAACCTCATTTACTTTATCTATTTGACGTTCATAATCAAATACTTTTCGTGATAGTTCTTCAATTATTTTATCTTTTTCATTATGTGGATAAATTTTAATATTTGTTAATCCAAGAAGATAATCAGCAGATATATTAAAATGTTTTGCAAGATTTATTATACATTGTGTTTTTAAATCTCTTGCACCATTTTCCCATTGGTTTACAGTCTCTCTTTTTACGCCTAATTCATTCGCTAAATGTTTCTGAGTTTCTTTATTTTCTATTCTTAATTGACGTATTATTTCCCCTATTCCCACTGGCCTTCCTCCTTATCCTGCCTTCTTGTTATCGGTTTCCTTCAACTGCTCAACTTTAAAAGCAATCCCTTCGCCAAAGCTTAATAAACGCTCTCGTTCTTCTTTTGTTAAAGATGGGATGATCTTTTCGAATGTCTCCAAAATTTTTCGTTCATCTTTTTTTAGTGTTTCCACGTAATCACCTCTTTTATTGTTTGCTATGAGTCAAGTATACTACTCTTTGAGACATTTGTCAAATACTTTTTTGTGAAAAGTGTTGCAATGAGTCACTAAATATGTTAATGTAATATTAGGAGGTGAGACAATGAATAACAGACTTAGAAAAATAAGAAATCATTATGAACTTTCTCAAGAGGAATTTGGCAATAAAATAATGATAAAACGTTCTCATGTTTCGTCATTAGAGAATGGCACTCGTGCAATAACTGATCGAGTGATAATTGATATATGCAGAGAATTTAATGTAAACGAGGAATGGCTTAGGTCTGGCACAGGGGAAATGTTTATAAAATTAGACAGAGATATAGAGTTGACGACATGGGCTTCCAAAATTACAAGAAGTGATTATGACATCCCTTTTGCAAGGAAATTCGTACATATGTTGTCGCAATTGGACAAGGATGACTGGAAAGCAATTGAGAAAATGGCTATCATGCTGTCAGAGGGCAAAAAAGAAGACTAGGCATAAAGCCTAGCCAATTTTGCCTTTTATGTAAGCGTAGATCAATTCCAAATCCCTTTTGTTTGATATTGACTCCAATAATTTGATAATTAGCTTCCTTAACTTGTCATCTTCCATAAATATGTACCTCCTTGTGATTCGAACATTTGTTTGTTTAAGTATAGCATTTCTATTGTATAAGTACAACAGTTTTTTATAAAAAAATGATTCATTAATACTATACAATATTTATATATAATTGTCTGTCGATATCTGTAGGACAAAATAAATTTATAAAATCTTTATATATTAAGAATAATGGAAGGGAGATGTAAGGGATGGAAAGAAAAGAATATAAAGGGTATGGCGGTTGGAAGATAATTATTGATGGGAACAATCTTTTCATCAAACAATTATTTATAAAGGAAAATTGCACTTTTGATGATGTCACTATAATCACGAAGGAAGAACCGACATTGTTAAAGAATGGAACAATAAAAATTTTCACAAAGAAACAGAATATCGTTCCATATCAACTTAATTTTTCAAAGAGTAATCAAGAAATGCTTGATGAGATATATGAAATCTTGTTAGAAAAAGCACCTCATGCAAGCGCACTTAATGTGGTTAGGGATGCATTATTGATCGGAGACGTTGAGGATGCCTTAAAGGTCTTAAATGAAAGAAATGTCAATATTGACATGGATGAATTTAATATTTTATATGAAAACGATAAATTTAAAGCGAGAAATTATTTGCAACAACTGATTGAGGATGACAATGCGATATTAGAGACAGGTAATGAAAGCAGCTCTATGAAATATTGCCCTGAATGTGGAACAAAAATCGATGGAGTGAAATTTTGTCCAGAATGCGGAAATCCAATTGCATCAAAAAATATAAATGGAACTTATAAAGAATCAGCGTCAGCAATTATAAATCAAAAAATGACTCCAACAAATATGCCGACAACAAATATATCTATATCAAATAAAAAACATATGTCTTGCCCTTCATGTGGAAGCACAAATATCCAGATAATGGGCAATGACCGAAAGGGATTTTCTGCCAGTAAGGCTATCGGAGGGGCAATATTGACTGGTGGCATTGGCACGCTTGCCGGATTTTCTGGAAAGAAAGGGAAATATGATTGCTTTTGCTCTAACTGTGGATACAGATTTAAGATTAAATAAACACATAGGAGGAAATTAGATAAGGAAGAGGGGAAATAATATTAAAACAAGAACCGCCCCTGCTGATGACAGAAGCGGTTCCGGAAACTATATAGACAAGAGCCTATATAATACCTCGACAAGCATATTATATCATGGCTCGACACTATACGCAAGGTTTCGGGCTATTTTTATAGCCCTATTAAGAAAGGGGAAACAAGCCATGACGACACTATTATTAGAGCCAAATCAGAAAAAGCCGAAAAAACACATACGGTTGCCGAATGGGTTTGGCAGCATCGTGACGCTATCGGGAAGCAGGAGGAGACCGTTCCAGGCAAGGAAGACGCTAGGATTCAATGAGAAAAACTATCCCATCTACAAGACGATCGGGTATTTCGAGGACTGGATGGACGCATACACCGCACTGGTGATCTACAACCAGAATAATGGGGCATCAGTCATCAAATATGAAAAGCCCATGACGTCCGAAAATGACATCACGTTTAAGGAGGTGTATGACCGTTGGTATCAGAGGAAGTACAATAACCAAAACAAAAAATTGTCACGAAGCTCGGAAGATTGTGCAAGGGCGGCATATAAGAAATGCAAGAATCTTCATGATATTAAGATGTCAGACATCAAAGCCGCCGACATGCAGCGAATATTAGATGATTTCAGCCTGTCACATGCGACTATGGAGCACATCAAAAACCTAATGCGGCAAACGTCTAAATATGCGCTTGAATTTGACATAATCCATAAGGATTATTCCGAATTCATTACGATCAATAAAAGGGATGACGATGAATCAGGAGTGCCCTTCATAGCCGCAGAAATCGCCTTATTATGGGATAATATCGACAAGCCATACGTAGATACAATATTGATATTTATTTATTCTGGATGGCGTGCCAACGAGCTCTTAAAGATGCCATTGGGCAATATATCCATGTCCGACAAAACCATGATTGGCGGCAACAAGACACGATCAGGGAAGGGGAGAACCGTGCCAATCCACCCCAAAATATCTGGCTTAGTCGAGAAACGATATAGTGAGGGTGGAAGCCGTTTGCTGATGCGTGATGGCAAGCCCGTAACATATGATGTTTATCGAAAGATATTTAAGGGCGTATTACTTGACTTAGGGATAGACCATACCCATACCGCACATGATTGCCGCCACACATTTTCGACAATGCTCAGTGATGCCGGATGCGACCCGTTGGCAAGAAAGCTACTGCTGGGGCATAGCATATCCGATCTTACCGACAGAGTATACACGCATAAGGATATTTCTTTTTTAAGAGAGGAGATTGAAAAAATTTAATTGTCACTAGCTTGTCGCTAGTTGAACCGATTCGTACTGATTGTAAATATTCGAAATGATGCTTGAACACGTGATAATCAATGGGTCTAATAAACATATTTGTTAATCGCATATAGCTATTATTTTAATTTAACA